CCGAGGTGTAGCCCTATGTGGTGGCTGACGATACCTTGTCGTCTGGAAGTCTGCAGGTGTAGTACGGGTGTGGTCATATCCGTTCCATCGTTCCATCATAATGGAACAGCAATGGAACAACCCCACTGGTCCAAAGGCCCCGTCCCTCGGGGCTTCTCTTCAAGTACCCTCTTTTGTTCCACCGTTCCACCTCATATCCCCCCATATTCAGGTTTTCGAACCAAAAATATATACGTATATATGCATGGAACAATGGAACACTTGGCTCTCTGGTCCGTCGTACGGGGCTTCTGACCGTTCCATCTGTGTTCCATCATGATGGAACAATGGAACACTTCTCGGCTGCTGCCAAGACGGCACGAGACTTATCTCGGCCAGTGTGGCGAGGGTGCCACACACCGCCCGGGGAGGGCAGATCCACGAATCTTACCACGGCTGGCGAAGCGTGTCAACTAGTCGAAGCGTTTGTGTTTCACGTGAAGTCTTTTGGTCCACGCACAGCCCCCGGACGCGAAGCTTGTGCAGCGTCTCCTCGTGTGGCACCTGCATTTCGACCAGTCGTGCCGCCTCATGCCCGGGGATGAGGTAGAATTCCTGGCGTTCGAGCACCTGCAGCCCCAGGAAGCACCAAGCCCCGTGCCGGTGTGCGGACACCGCCCAATTGCGCTGCCCGGAGGTCCACTTCGGGAGCCGGAGAGGGGTGCCGGGGCGCTTGGGCAGGTCGGTGAGGACCTTGAGTTCGATCCAGCCCGAGACCGCGCGGAGCTTGTACAGCGCGAACCACACGTCCGGGGTGTCACGGCCGACCTCGTTTTCGACTCGTTGCGCGAACCAGTGACCCCCGAGGCGCAGGTCGAGCCAGCCCCAGAGGTTCTTTTCCGCGCTCACAGCTGTGCCTTCATTCCGGCCAACCGCCATAACCGTTTCACCTGCGTTTCGGTGACTGCCCACCCGTCGAGCCTGAGCATCGAGGCGATTTTGCGGTACCCGCAAGTGGGGTAACGCTCCGCTTTGGCTTTCATTTCCTGGGTGACCCACACTTGGTCCATTGCACTTAATCGTTTCGCCATTTCACTGTCCTCTATCAGTGGTTAAAAGGGTAAATAACGTCAGCCTTTCGACGAACGGCGGAGCGCGTTTACGACTCGCATCGTCGCCACCCCAGCATTTGGTGCCCCCTCGATGAGCGCCGCGTAGTCGATGCCGTACTGGGCGCAGAGCCTTGAACGGGCGTCGGGGCACTTCCCGGCCTCACGGAGCGCATCGGAGGCCCAGTCCGGTACATTAGCCTTAACCCGGGGCTTCGAATGCAACGGAAGTACCTCCGGAGGGCTCGGCGGGGCCATCTCTGTCGGAGCGACCTCGGGCTTCGTGCGCATCACCGCCTCGAACCCCCGGAAGGAGGTACCGCGCGATACGATCTTCCCGCCCCGGATCTCGGTGCCGTCCCAGGCGCGGTACGTTTTCGCTTCACCGTCCAATCGGCGAATCTTCGCCCACCACGGGACGTAGAAGGGGTCCCCGACTCCCCGGGGGGCGTGTTCGTCGATGGCAAGTTCAAAGCTCATTGAGTCCTCCACAAGTGCTCGAGTAGGTGGTGCGGCGGGTTCCCCGATCGCGCGGTGGGTGCCGTCGGGTCGATCGCCGAAGGGAAAGGGCCAATTATCCATGGAGGTTCGCCTCGATCCAGGCCTCGAGCGCTCGGAAAAGCTCCCAACGGTCGAAGGGCTCTTCGCCCACCGTCCTGAATTCGGCGTCGATGTCTTGGCCCGAGATCGAGCAATCGAACTTGTAGACTCGACCTTCATGCAGCATTTCTCCGGCTAACCGCCCCTTCGAGAGGCGGACCCGGGTGTTGGTGGGAGTGGCGTTCATTACGCTCCTTTCAAGTAACGGCGAAGCATGTTGCCGAGGTTCATGCGCTGCATCCCGACGTTCAAGTGTGCGAACCGGGAGACCAAATCGGCACGGGAGAGTCCCATTTGGGTGGAGACGAAGGCGTAAACCTGCTCGAGCGTTTCGCATTTACGAAGCTCCACGGCCACGAAATCGCCCTTGTCCATCGAACGGACGGTCTTGCCGTTCACGGTCTTGGCGTAATTCTGGTAGAACTGCAGGTAGAGCGAATCCACCACTCCGTTTTTGCGCTGCTCGAGGGGGAGCTTTTCGCGAGGAGCGGTGACCTTCGGTGCGCGGACTTCTTCGGCTAGGACCGGGGGCTTGACTGGGGTCTCGACAATCATGTGCAACGCAGAATTGCGGACCTTGTACTCGCGACCGTTGCCGACATCGGCGACTGTAGTCCATCCGCCTTTAACGGCGAGGATCTTGACGAGGTCGTCGGTGGGGATTACACGAGCGGTGGTGACTGTGGCTTGGTTCATTTCGTTTTCCTCTATCGGTTTGGGTGGAATGTTTGCTACTAACGAACCTCTATTATAACACCCGTGCAATACCTTGTCAAGTCCAAATGGGTATTTTTAACCTACCGCTCGTCGGATCGGATGAACGGTATAACACTGGTTCACGTTTCGGCTTTAATGACGTTGATCGCATACTTGTAGTAGCTGTGCGATTCGTTTCGCTCTTGCAGTCGCTCAAGAATATTAATGATCTGCTTCTCTTTCTCAGCGGCTACAAGCTCGGCGAAGCGAACGCAAAAGTCTTGCACATCGCTTATGAAAGCATCGCCGTGCCAGACGTGCATACCTTTCCCTTGGGAGAGTGCTTCTATGTGCGCTTCCTTAGCCATGCGTAATACATCTCCACTATTCATCCTCTACCCCTTGCTCGTATGGCGGCGCGCATGTTGGCCATGAACCGCTTAAGCAGTCCTTGCTGAATGTCTGCGGTGATCCCCTTGATCTTCCAAAGCTGCTTGTTGATTTCCTTTTCGCAGTCCTTGCAGACGTCGCAGATCTCTTCGGTTTTGTAAATGTCGACCAGTTTGACCAACTCGACGTTCGTTTTGCCACAGGTATCGCAGGCCATTATTCTTGCCCCCTTGCTCGTATAGCGGCGGCGCAGTCGGCAGCAAAGCCACCGCCCACAGCCAGCTTCACGCACAGTTCCGCACACGCCTCACGCTCAGCTACCACGGCGGTTTTAAGTTCAAGCTTCATGCGTTCCAATTCTTCAAGCAAGTCTTGACGATTCATGCTCATCACCTTCATCATGTCGATCATGCTTTGGATGTGAAAGCTCAGAGTTCTCACCTCGTTCTCCAAGAATTCTTCGCGTGTAGCATAAGTGCCGAATTTCCTGGTGCTCATTTAATGATCCTCATCAATCGGTTGAGGACCGCGTGCTCTTGCGCTACTGCCAAGTCGTGATTAGCGTTTTGCATCTTGGCTACCGTCTCACCCCAATCGGCTAATACCAGATGCAAGACCTCGTGAATCGCTAACTGCTCAACATCAGTGACAAATCCAAAATCGCCTTCGGCATTTATGGTTAGCCTGATCGACGCATTTTTGCTGACCGTGTTGTACTGCGTTTGTGCGGCGACGCCGCTACCGATCTGCTCATGGGTAATCGACAGGTGCCACTCAGTCAGACCCACGTCGTTAATCAATGACTGCACTTTGGCTTCGAACTTCTCGAAGTCCAGTGCTGTAAAAGTGTAGGTTTTCAATGCTAGTCCTTCGCTTTTAAGATGTCTTTCTTTCCGTGAATGATAATGCTTTTCATTTCAGGGGTGATTTTCGGCAGCGGAGCCCAGGCCAACGCCCAGTCGGCCCAGGTCCCGATCACGCACACGCCACTCGGGTTCAGAAGCAGCATTCGCACGCCCATCGGGGGCGGGTGCTCCAGTGGTGACCGCCACGTGGCTTCACCGGCGATGTAGCTCTTCACACCCGGGATTCGGCGGAGACGAACCAGCGTTTCACGCAGTCGGTGGTTGAGTGCACTTGGACCTCGTCCACCCCGAGCCACTCGGCGAGAATCCGGGCGAGTACCGCGTTCGTCTTGAAAGGCAGCGGCATCGTGGACCCCACAAGCATTTCGTACACCTGCGATGCGGTCAGGCCCTCGGACTCGAAGGAGGCGATCGTGTGGATGGCCTCATCCCGAGTGTAGACCTTTTTCACGGGTTTTTCGGGTTCCGGGGTGGGCTCGATCGTCTCGGGTTCCTCGAACACCGGCTTGGCGTCAAGCTCGTGGAACGTCAACGCCTCGTGATCGTCGATGGGCGGGGTGGTAAGCTTACCTTTTTTGGTGACCATTGATGTAGAGACCTCTATTAATGTCTGAAAAAAGCGGGGGAACCCTGCGCGGATCCCCCCGAAACGCCGTTAACCCTTACAACAGGAGAAGCGGACCGGGGAAGGCGATCCGCACCGGTCATTATAACAGAGCGAGTGCCGTTGTCAATGCATTCTTTTTCATCCGAGCACCCGCACCAAACCAAGCGGACTGTAGCCGGGTGTCGGTGCTGGTAGCTTTACGCTCGTGGTCCGTGAACCGGGTGATCGCGTTGACCAACCCCCAGGCTGTACCCTGCGCGGTCTTGGTGCTCTGGCCAATGCCGGTCAAGTAGATCGAAGTCACGAGTTCGAGCATCGGACGATGGGCGTCGAGGTCGACCTCTTCCTGGTCGGGGTAGAGCACATCGAGGAAATATTTGGTCGCCTCCGCTTTTGACACCGTCCGCTTCGAAAGCTCGGTCGCGTCCTTCTTGAACCGTTCCCAGGTCCCGCCGATCAGCCCGAGGTCGGCTTTCACGCGTTCGGCGTTGAACTTCGTCGAGTGCGGAATGCGGATCTGCCCTGCGGTGTCTTGCAGCGCGGCGTTGAGCGTGTTCTGGCACACGGTCCGCACCGTGGTGAACTGGGCAACGTTCGCCAGCGTTCCGTCGCAGGAGGTCGCGACCTGGACGTAGGGGCGGACTTCGTCCCCGCCGCCGACGTCGAACGAATCGTCGATCCGAGCCAGCGCCCAGTAGGTGGCACCGCCGCGCAGCATCCCGGCGGTCTCCATCTTGAACCCGCCGATTTCGATCAGGTTCCGGAAGAACTCCATCACGTCGCGTGGCTGGGTAATATTATAGTTCGAGGACATCACCGAGAGTGGCTTCCCTGTGTCCGACCGGTACAGCGCCCAGCGGTTGGGTACCGTGTTCACGCAAACGGGGTGGTTCTCCTCGTCGCGCACCTCGTACTGGATCGCACCCTTCTTGACTTCCCAGTTAAATCCTGCCTGTTCGATCCAGGTCTCGAGCGTCGCATTCGCGTCCAGCTCCTGCCCGAGTCCGTGCCAGGGGGTCTGACCGACGTAGGCCATGTTCGCGCGACCATTTGAAAAATCGAGTTCGTGAGCCATTTAAGATGTCCTCTATGTGATTAACGAACCTCTATTGTACCACTGGTGGGACAATTCGTCAATGAGCTAAAGCTACCGTTCGTCGGACGATCAATACTTGTAAGGCTCGAGAAAGATCAGCGCCAAGATCACGGCCGTCGTGGTGAAAAAATCCCCGGTGCTCACTCCGGTGCAAATACCGCAACCGAGGAGGGCGCATAACCGAAACCACATATCGAATTCACGCATGACTATTCAGCTTGTTAAAAGATGTTCCACACTTACCACACCACCACCACGTCCAGCCGAGCCCGTTGTCGTGAAACTTCCCCTGGGTGTGACCCTCTTTTTCGCAGTCTTCGACCAATTGCTTTCTCGCCGGATAGTACACGGTTCGGTCGTACTCGTCCATAAGCTCCTTCATCTTGTCGTGCCGTGCTTTGTCGATCTCGTGTCTACGCGTCCAAATGCTTTTATCCATGATTACGTTCCTTGAGCTTGGCTTCAACGTCTCGGGCAAATCGGTACATTTTCCGATCTTCCTCGTACCCGCTCATATCGTGTATCTCCGCATCCGTCAGCCCCCGCCATTCACGTTCAGGCTTCTCCAATTCCTGAGCCGCGAACGACATGGCTTGTCCGAGTTTTTTCACCAGCACCTGCTCAATCAAAGGAACTATGGACGCTTGTAACCACTCCCGGATCGCTTGATCCTGCTTAGGTGTCGTCTCGTAGGTCATGTGTTCTTCTCCTTTAGCTTGGCTTCGACATTCCTGCAAGCAACAATAGGGTCGTCGTTTGCGTCATGGATGCACTTTTCAATCTCTCGCAACGTCAGCCCAACCCATTCACGCTTTATCGGTGGTGCGGTGTAGAGGGGCACTGTGTGGTTCAGGTCAGGACATGTCCGCACTTTCATGTCAAAGTTTTTCAGGTCGAATGAATTGGCCCACGCCACAGGCTCTTGCTTTTGTGGCGCGGTATAGCGTTTTTTCTCATCTTCCACTACTGCAATCGCATCAGACAGTCTAATAAGCGCATCCCCTGAATCTTGTTCTGTGATGCCATCTGTATCAAATAGCCCTTGCAAATCGTCTACGATTGCGTCTGCCCACGCCACTGGCTCTTGCTCTTTCTTTGGTGGTGCGGTGTAGAGAGGTTCACCATATGTACCTTCGTTTTCTTCCCAACGCCCGTAATCGTTGACGCTGAAGTAGCCAACCGGCTCTTGCTCAGGCTTCGGCGCGTACACCAGCAAGTGCTGCCAAACACGTGGATCAACAGTGTCAGCCTCAGACCCCAACCGATCAACGCAGTCCATTAATTCATCGGTCAATGAACGTGCTTGGGGGCGGGTGTCGTCGGCATCGACTTCCTTCGGTAGCAGTTCAAAATGGTCAGCCACCTGCTGGTTCGTGTACTGACCGACATGCCCATCAGGAAATTTCACATACTGACGATCCGTTCCGCTAATGTGGATGACGCAGTACTCTTCCGTCTCTAGGCACAAGAGCCTGTCACCTCGGCGGTATTTAGGTTTCTCCAGTGCTTGGCGCAAGGCCGTTGTAACCCTTTCTAGCCGCTCGTAGTCATCCTTGTTTGACATGTACGGCACATCCTCCAACGCCTCAAGCGCCTGCTGCATAGCTTCTCTGCTCATGCTTCCCTTGCCTTCAACATAGCGTCTGCCATCAGGTAAGCCTGCCTCGCGGTGGCATCAAAATAATTTCCTTGCGCCAGTGCCTGCATCGCCTTAGCCGCAAAGTAGTCGCGCAGGGTCATGCCACCATATTGCCAAGTGCTGTCAGAGTCTTGATGGCCGTAGGGTTCATATTCTGACCATGGTCTTGTACTGACCGGAAATGCGGGACCTCCATCGTTAATCATTGCTCACCCCTTGCTCTGATAGCGGCGGGAAAATTCAGCAGCACCGTCGCAGTCCAGCTTTGCAACCGATGATCGGCATCCATTGAGCTGAGGTCTACGTTCAAGAGCAAATTCGCACACGCCTCACGCTCATGTGCTGCAACAAGTGCGGCGAAGCGTTCAAACGATTCAAGGTTTGCGCCCATGTATGAGACTGGGTTAAAACCAGCCTCTCGCGCCATCTTGATAATGTCGTCTCTATCCACCGTTCTTCTCCTTCAGCTTAGATTCAATCTCACGAGCAAGTCCATATCGTGCAACACGTTCTTGTGATGTGTCGTCGGCATCGACAAGTGCTTGGCGTAAAACGGCGATGGCTTCGACGTAGTAATTTTTATCGCCTGTTTCCATCAGCATATCTGCGCTTGCATCCTCTAGCACTTCTATCGCTTCTTCAATGGCTCCTCTGCTCATGCTAAGAACTCCTTGATGGCCTCGTACACATCCGTGCGTCCGTGCTGGTCGTTTAAGCGTATGTACCACCCGGCGTAGCGCATCTCTTTCTCAACCCATCGCAGAAGCGCATGGGCTTTATCTGAATCCCTTATGATCGCATCTGGCTCATCGCATACGGCTTCGTAAGCCTTTTCCCATACATGCAATCGGCGCAGTTCGTCGGCGGCTTCTCCGCATAGACCCGTGTGGCTGAATTGCACGTCAAGTTCTTCTAGCGCATCAGCCAGCACTAAGGCTTTGGGTTGTGGGTTCATGTGTTCTTCTCCCGCAGCTTGGCTTCGATTGGCGGCGCTGGAAGTGGCATCCAGTGCGACGGCTCGCCTTCGTGAATTTTCACCTCTGTGAAGTCGTCCCAGTTGTCAATACACTCGTACCAGCCACCTTCTAAGCCCACGTCATCGGCATCTATTTCTGTAGCCTGCTCGTCTGTTAGCCACCTTGCTATCACCGTTCTACCTACGTGAAGACGGTTCTTGTAAAACAAGATCACTTTGCGTCCCGTCTTTGGCACTGACTCAATCGGATGCCACGCTACCCACTCACGCTCTGTCTCCAGTGCTTGGCGCAGTTCATCAATCTCCTCCTGCATCCTTTCCTGAATCATGCGTTCGCTAATTATTCTTTCCTGATGATCGGGGTGTTCCTCGCACCGTTCATGCCAAGTCTTAATACGCTTCATAGCTTCTCTGTTCATGGTAGCCACCTATACGGCTCAAGATAAATAGCCGCGCATATAGCAGCCATTGCAAACCACCCGCCCGCCGCCATTGCCATCGAAATGCCCAGACCGAGCAGGGCGAACACTCGGAACCACATGTCGAACTCAGCTAACTTCATCTTTTCGCTCCCTGGGTTTCACCGTCGGTGATCGCTCGACGGTATGGAATACTGCGTCGCAGACCTTGCACACGCGGCGTCGCTCGGTGAAATAGCGCCGAGCATTTGCGTCCCAATAGTGCCGAGAATCCGCAACACGGGTGGAACCGGCGTGGCCTGTCCGGTCGTCATGGCAAAAAGGGCAAAGCATCCGTTCACCCCTCCCACCACGTGCGCATCGATTCGTCGATCAGCTTCATTGAATCCCTGAGCATCCGGTCTCTCGCGCGGACCGAGATCCCCAGGTCCCCCATTCCTCGGCGCTTCCGATCGAGCCAATCCTGGTGTCGCTCGACGTCGTGTTTAAGCACATACCAAGGGCGATTGCGAAAGAATGCAAGCTCCACGATATCGCCGTGATTCTTGAGCAACCGGATCACCCGCTCGGCTTCACGCTTGGTGATTCCGATCTCGTTCTGCATATCGCCCGAGGGGCAGGGTCCAAATCGTCGGAAATATTCAATGGCCTGCTGCAGCTGATTGGCTAGATTAGACTGCCTACCCATTCGTAAAGCTCCTTGGCCCAAAGAAGTGAGAGAAGTGCAGCCATCCCGATCGTGTAGGCAAGCAGGTCTTTCGCTCCCGCCCAGGCACTTCCACGTCGGTGCAGCAGTGCGGTTTGCAGCCGGTCCATATCGCTGCTTTGATCGTAAACCGGACGGGGCACGTACGTGTACCCGATCCGGACCCCTTTACGCGTAGTCACGTATCGGGGCTTCATCACACCAGGACCATCGATCGGATATTCATCTGCTCCACCGCTTTCTGGTGCTCGGCAATCCACTTCGGCCCAAGGGCATCCTTCACCGCTTGCGAGTCTAACCGACTCTGGGATGAGAACGTAATTTCGACCTGGAACTGCTGGCCCCGGTAGACGGCTGCACCCGCCTCGCGAAAGGTCTCCTTCAGCGCTTTCTCCCGCGCCACAAGCTCGGCAAGCTGCTGGCGGACTTGTGCTAACTCGTCGACCATCTGCTCGGTGATTACTGGTGCTTTCTTTGCCATTTTTGTCCTCTATCGGTTTGTTTACTGGAGACTCTATTATAACACGGGTGCTACAATCTGTCAATACCCCTTCACTTTTGTAGTCGGTCTGCAACGAGTGTGGCATATCCGGCGATATCCGCCCATGAGTCAACGTTCCGAGAGTTTCCATTAACGATCCTCGAGATTTTGTGTAAAATCATAAAAAGCGCCTCCTTCTGGAACGTGTCCATCGTGACGTAGCTGCGCCCCGCCTTCGCTACTTCCTGCAAGGCTTGGGAGATCTTCGCTTGTTCCGTGAAATCCCCGTATTCCGACCCGCGCTGTTCAAGTATTGCCTTCAAATCAGTCGATGATTGCTGCACGTGCTAACCCCCCTTGTTTGTAACGACCTTTGTACCCTTCCTCCAGGTTCATCCCGCGACGCTTGGACTGATTCAGAATCTCCTCCGCCGCCTCTTCACCGGTACGACCCGCGAGGATCTTCTCGATCAACTGTTCCACCGTCGCTGCACGACCCAAAGTATTGGGGCCAATGCCCCTTTGCATCCCGAAAGCATTGAGATCGGTGAGCGCCGGAATTGCGAGGTGACGAAGCAGTCCTGGATCCCCAGGCTCGAGCATCACGGGTTCGCGTACCGGTCCGGCGATTCGAGCGAGTTGTGATTCCTTGAAGCCCAGCGTGCCGGTGATTTGGTCCGGGGTCATTTGCGTCATGTGCTGAGGCCGAAGCGCTACTGCCTGCTCGAAAAGTGGGTCACCCCGTCCCTGTTGCAGGACCTCCATCATCGGACGAGCCATCCAATCTGCATTCTCCGCACGACCGAAAAGCTGCGGCGATCGGTTATACCTACTTATTACTGGCGCGATATTCTCGTAATCACCGTGTCGCAAACCGTAGGACATCACGTTACCGAGTCTGCGTAGTTCATTAATATCGGTTAGTGCGGTGGGACCCGAAAAAGCACCTGCGGCACGAAGCTGGTCGTAAAGCGCCGCATACTGCATGGCACCCATCCCCTCACCTGCATCAAGCGCACCAATATCGTACACACCGACTTCGTCGGGTACAGGTCTTAGGGCTTGTGCATCCTCGGCACGATTGTACATCCGATGGTAAAGCTCCTCGGGGGTCGAGCTGCTAAAAATCACATCTTGATCTGGAGACAAGCTGAATTGCGACAATGTGTCTAAAGGTCTCGAAGGGTTTATAACCCTCTGTTTTACTCCGACCTCAAGCGGAAGCTTCCCCCGCCTCATCCGCGACGAATCACTGGACGATAGTGTTGGTCGCGATCCTAATTCTGGGGTTTGCCGTAATTCCCTAACCTCACCCGTGATCGGGTCTTTGCCGAACATCTGCGCCTTATTGTACTGCTCGATGACCTCGGCTGGAGTCATCCCTCTTTGCGCTTTGGCGAACGACTCCGGAATGCGCTTCGCCCCCGGGAGGTTCGCGATCGCGCGGGTTCCCGCTCCGACTTGGCCCATCAGGTCCAAAAATGTGAGTGCTTTACCGGGTCCCGCCATAATACACCTCGTCGCTGGCTCTAAGTGTCTGAATATGCACGTCTACCGTGCGCTGAACATCCTTGCAGTATCCACCGGCGAGATTCCACACGAGAGGGATCTTGGACTTCTTGGCTGCGCGAAAGATTCCGAGGTCCCGATTCCGCATACCCTCGAGCGACAGGTATCCTGCACCGTAGGGGTCCTCGATCCACGCGTCAGCACCGGCTTGGTACATTATTATACTAGGCTTCGACGACGAAATCAAGCCGGAGGCCCACACCTCCCACTCATGAGCGTTTGGTTTATAACGCGAGACGAACGATTCCATATCCATGTTCGTCACATGCCGTACCCGGTCGTGCACGGCTAAAGCACCGATTATATCGTCCGTTCCGTCCCCGTAATGACCGTCGCCGTCGAAAATTAGCGCGGGTTTTATGGCCCCGGAGCTTAGCGCCGCGATCATCAACCCGTTGAACGTGCAGTACCCACCTCCGGAGTCGAACCCCGCGTGATGGAACCCCTGGGTCGCTGAGCATGCGACCTCCGCCTTTTTTTCGGCCACGTGTCGGGTCGCGGCCAGGAAATTCGCGTTGGTGTAGCGCAACGTCTCATTGAGCGCCGGATCGGTGTTCCCGAATCCGTTAGGGGTCTTGCCCGAGAATACATTCGCTACGTATTTCAGCGAATGTGCGGTGACGAGTTCGACGTCCTTCAACGGTTCGAAATCGGTGAGCAGCGGTCGCGCGGCCTGTCGCACGAACATCGGGATCTTGCGGTAGGACGGGAAGTCGAAGTCACAGGACTGGCGGAGATTGTAAAAGATCGGGGTCATTAAGTTCCTCTATGTGTGTTAAGATCTCAATTATACCACGGGCGGGGTATCTGTGTCAACGTCTGTCTCCAAGTAATACTCCTTGAGCTTCGGATCTGTGATCGACGGGTACTCGCGCGTGGTGAATCGAAAATGGCAAACCGTACACTCCCTCCGACGACGCGTCCCACCGTCCGCGTTCTGGTACACGGTGGTCACTTGAGTGTTACCGCCACACTTTACACATTTCATATTCCGATCTCCTCGCACACGCGGCGCACCGCGAAGTCAATATCCAATTCCTCGAAAGTCCCGTGCCACTTCTGCACACAGCGGTCGAGCGACGCCTCAAGACCCGATTGAACATCGAGTGCGTTCTGCCCGATCCCATGGTCATGCAGAAACCAAATCGCCTCGATCAAGTCCGCGATCTCCACGTACATTTCGATCGGTGTTCCAGCTACCCGACGCTTATCGGCGATATACCCTGGGTCTACGACCTCTTCGGACTGGTCGATAATGTCCTGCCCTCCCACCTGCCTCAACACCCGCTTGTAGGGCGTCGGGGTGTCCCCAGTACGGACCTCGACCATGTCGTGCGAGAGCGACCAGTGCATAAGCCTCAACGCGTATTGAGGGTCGAGTAGCTGCTTGTCCCTGCAGTGTCGAGCAAGTTGGCCGACGATGAGGGTGACGTTAAAATGATGCTCCGCTAGATTCTGGGTGCGCGAGACGTTGACGATCTGCCACCGCTTGACGTGCGAAGCGCGGAGCTGTTCGGCTAAAGAAAGACCCATCCTTCGTTACCTTATCGCTTTAAGACGCTCGAGCCTGTCTATGATCTGCCCACTCTCCAGGGGTTCGAAATTCTCGAACTCGAAGTGGTCCACGGCACGGCTCAGCGCCTGATTCCATATTTCTCGCACGAACTCCCTAGTGTGCGAGTCCTGTTCGCCTAGTAACTCACCGAATCGGCGAGAATACCAGATATCGAATACCTCATTACGGTTTTTCATCTCGGGTATGCCTCATAATACGGGTTTGAGAGTCCACGGTCCAAGTGCGTCCAACGTTAATCGCCATCTTCTCGGTTACTGCCTTGTGAATATCAATACCGTTCATCGCCGCCAAATCAAGGAGAAGGATCATAATATCGGCGAATTCCGCCGCTGCCTTCGGATCCCGGGCGTACTCACCCACCTCTTCATAGAGCTTCAGAAGGATATCGGGTGTTCGGCGATTCGGGAACACCTCGTCGGCCCAAGTGGTTACCACCTGCTGCAGCCGACGAATGTCCGCACCACCGCGTCGAGCGAAAGCGTTAACCGAGCGCACGGTGAGGTCCGCGTTCTTCTCGCAGTTCCCGAGCACGCCGTTGTACTGGTGTTTCACTTCGAAGTTCGCCACCGCTGCACCGTTAGCATCAATGACCACCATATCGTTCCCCGGGTGTATGCTCCAGGGAAGGGGGTTCTGTTCGTGCGTGTGCAGCAGCGAGTTCATGATAAATTCATTAGACATCTTTTAAGCTCCAGCCTTGTTGCGGAATTTGTAGCGCTGCCATTTGGATACGATCTCTTTACGTCTCGCCGTGTAGTTCTCACCCTCGGACAGCAGCACCACCGAGTGGATATC